CGTGGTTTTTATTTTTATCCGACAACGGGCGGGCGGACTTGCGGGCAAATACGATCCCGAACAGATTGATAGCCTTGTATCCCTTGAAGGGGATGATGTCGTTATAAATTATCTTCATACCTGTCAGAATTGCCATAAAATAACACCTACTCCTACGCCGACCGTAGGCTGGAACCCTTGCGGCGTATACGCCGCCCCGACCCCGGCAGTCAGGGCGAAGCGGCTCCGCCGGGTGACTACCTGCTGTCGGGTGGTCGTGCGGTCGTATGTTTCTATCCAGTCGAGCGTCGGCCGCAGGTTGCCGATCCGGGGCCCGCTGACCTGTGCCCGGTAGGTGCTGTCCGAGTAGGGGCGCGTTTCCATCGCCACCTTCATCTGCACGCTGTCTGCCCCGACTTTCACAACGACGGTCTCCGTTACCGTGTCGGGCGGCGCGAAGAGCAACACCGGCACAGAGATGTCGGCGAAGCGGTACGTGCCGGGCAGCGGCTCCGGCCGCGGGTAGAACACCGTGTCGATGCGCGTTGTTTCTTCGACAACCACCGACGCGGCGCCCCGGCGGTATCCCCAGCCGAAGAGGAGCGCCCCGACCGCAAGGGCGGCGAGCAGGTAGAGGAGCAATCTTTTCATGCCTTTACGAACAAATCCCACCCGGCCTGCACGTCGAGCATCTTGGCCTCGACGCCGTTCTCTACGAACGACATCGCAGCTACGATGGGAACCATCACGTCGCGGTTGGTCGTGGTGATCCGGCTGTCGGCGGGCACCCCCGATCTTTCCGCCACGGTGCGGACATAGACGTCCGTGTGGTTCTCCTCCGACGGGGCCCAGCGGCCGATCATCTTGCGGATCGTGTCCAACCCGTAGTTACGCTGGTAGTTGTTCAACAACTTGAAGGCAGCCCGATAGCCGTATGCCACCGTCGTAAACTGCGCAAAACGCTTGTCTTTCGACGGTACGACCTCGCCCTGCCAGGGATTGCCGCCCCGTGTCTTCTCGATGTTGAGCGGGTTGTTGTTTCTGAGCCCTCGTGTCATTGCGCGAGGTGTTTAGTGTACAGGATATGCCCGACCCATCCGGCCATAGCACAAATAACCCCCACGAGGATGTAACGCGGGAATACGATTCCGAGCACTACGGCCACGGCCGCAACGATGCTCCATACGATCCATTTCTTTTTCATTTGTCCTTTTGTTTTTGTTTGTAGTTTTCCAAATAGGGAATCTTTTTAATCATCTCGAACGAGAGCACATAGTACAGGAAGTCGATGTATCGGTTCTTCGGGAATATGCGGTTCAGGTTCTTGAGGATGTTGACCCCATAGAAATATATCAGGGCATATACTGCGAGCGAGATCGCCGACATCGCCCCGTCGTGGTTGTCGATGTTGTCCCCGACGAGCAGTATCATGGCCATCAGTCCCGATATTACCGCAGCCTCGGATATGCACTTGAAAGCCTTGCGGAATATGAATCCTTCGTGCTGTACGAGCACGCCGGCGAACAGGCCCGTGAAAAAGTTCGCGGCGAATATAATCATGCAGGCCGTCAGTATGTCGTGTATGGGGGCTATGGCGTTGAACATGTACACCAGGGCACCGATCAACACCTGCCATACTTTTTCGCAGAGCCTTTCTATAAATCTCCACAATGCTTCCATAGAGTGTATTCTATTGTTCGGGCAACACGTTCGTCTGCGCCTGGGGCGCCGCTTCCGACTTCTCCAATTCTGCGATCCTCTGTTCGAGCCGTTGCAGCACCGCGGCTAAAGTTTCTCCTTCGGAAACAAGCACGGCCTCGGCTACGGTTACGGGATAGAACGGCTCGCCGTTGGGCTTGTTGGTCATATACATCTTCATTGCTCAATATTTTGAAAGTCCATAACCGTTTCTTCGGCGGCCAGCTCTTCGGCACGCCGGGCCCTCAGCTCCGCAAGGGTCTTTTCGTTCGCGTTGTACTCCGCGTTGGCCGCTTCGTACTCCTCATAATCCAGAGGATAGGTAGCCCGGAAGTCAAGGCCGGACTTGCTGCATTTGGCCGCCCTGTCGTCGGACTTAGCCATGACTGCCCGTAATTCGAGCTGCCGCGATTCGAGGATGTTGATTTGCTGTTGTGTTTCCATGGTTCAGGTGGTTATAAAGCACTGACCGTACGCACGAAGTAGGTGTTATACTTGTAGTTGCCGTTCAAGTTGCCCGTGTAGCCATTGTAGACGAACGCGAGGGCGTAATTGTGCTCGCATGACGTTCGAAAAGTAGTGTTAGACCCGTAACAGGTCGCCTTACCGAGGCGCGACAGCGTGCGGTTTACGGGGTCTTTTTCCACGTCGGCAGCCGTCAGCACGCGGTCGTGCATGAGCAGATAGATTTCGTCGACGGATGGCAGCCACCATGCGCCCGCTTCCAGTCCGGTAGTTGCGCCCTCGACCGTGATGCCGTAGTCGAGAGCAGCCGCAGCGGCCGGGTAGCGGTACTGTGTCTTACCATAAATGTCCTCGAAGGTAAGCCGCCCGATCAGGTGAGTGTCGGTCTTGCCGTCGCGCAGCAGCGCACCATAAGCTGCGGGGTATTGCAGCAAATGTTCTCCGAACAGATAATCCCGGTAGGTCGGATAGGCGGCGACCAATGCCGGATTGGCTTCTTCGGTAAAGGCGCTTTCGCGGATAATCTCGCCGCTGCCCGGTTGCTGTCCGGGTTTCTCACTTCCGTTGGCCGAATAGTATCGCAGGAATTCTTCGGGATTACAGCCTGCTAACGACGCATCAACCCCGTTCTTACGGCGGACGGGATCGGTCGCCCCCTCGATCAAAACCCCTGTCAATGTCGTTTGATAATTCACATCCTCCGGTGGCCTTGTGATTTGACAACCGCTTACGACTTTGATAATCGCAAAATCAGGATGCCATGTGTTCGACGATACGATGATTCGTGCGGTCGCTTCATCTACGGAGGCAGTCCAGCCGTATGTGGATTTAACCGTTGCATTGGCATTGATTTGCGCTGCGATGTCTGCCAGTGATGCCCCTGCGGCATACGTTATCGGCAACTCCATCGCATAAATGCCCTGGCCGAACGACAGGACAGCGGTTCCTCCCGCCGCAAGGTCGAAGCCCGACAATGCAACCTCATAAGAGTATGCCCATCGCTGGCTGCCGACCGTTGCATTTTCGAGCGATACGATCAGCACACGCTCGCCCCGGCGTCCGTAGACCACGGCCATCGGAACGAGTTCCGGCGGCAGCCGGTCGTAAAGCAGTGTCGCGCCTTTGACGAACTTCAGCGTGCCGTCCGTCTTGTCGAAGACCGCAAGATCGCCGGCATCCGCGGCATCCCGGTCGACAACGACATTCACGCCGTCGTAGATCACCTCGCCGTCGTCTTCGACGTATGACACCGCCGACTGTGTGTCCTTGCGGTTCTTGTCGGCCGTGTAACCCGCCTTGTCGGCGTATTTGTTGACTTGTGACATGTTGTATGCAGTTTAAGCGTTCTTCCAGTCCGACACCGCGCCGTTACCCACGGAGTGGTAGACCGCGTTGTTCTTCGTATCGACATAGAACTGCCCTGCGCGGTCGGGGGCTTTCGTCGGCGCACCCTCGCCCGTGACGACGAGGTTGTTGTCGCCCCACACGCCCAGTTTTTTCACCTGCAACTCCGGGATCAGCACTTTGCCCGAGAGCATTTCCATGAGCAGCCTTTCGAGGTGCGTCACGCGCGCTTCGAGCGTGCAGTCCGAGTGCGCGATAACCGAAATTTCGCTGAACGAAGCATCCGACCACGGCGTGAGCTTGTGCCTGGACAAGAAGTCGGCATCGGTGATCTCCGGCCCCGTGGTATAGTAGGTGTTGCCCAGCAGCGTGACGTCGACCTGCGTGAAGGGAGCGCCGCCCTTCACGTCGGGCATGTAGAGCGCTTTGGTTCCGTCGAGCGACAGCAGGCGGCAGCCGATGATCTCGACGGCCATATTTTTCGCCGCAGCATCGGTGCTTGCGTGGATGGTGGCCGCGCCCGTCGAAGTGCCTACGTGCGTGTCGCTGACGCACTCGCAGCCGTCTAACCGAATGGTCTGGTTGTCGGCAAGGCCCGCGCCGACGGGTGAATGGCACGTACTGAAGAGTTTGCAGTTCCGAATCGTCGTGAAATATCGCTCAGATGCGGCAAAGACCGAATCGATATGTATGCAGTAGCAGGCTTGGTGACCGCCGGCGCTGGCGTCCGTATAACTCTCGTCGTTCAGGCAGTTGACGGTCATGTTGGCGATGGTGCATTCGCCGCCCGCCTCGATGATCTTGGCGCGGTTCACGGAG